TTTAAGTGCTATAAAGTCATTATCAAGTTCTGCACCAGTAAGAACTACAAATATTGCTCCTCCGGTTGATAAATTAAAACCAACTCAAAAAGAAGTTGTTATGGATAAATCTTTGAGTTATCCGTTAAAGGATCCAACAATATGTGAAGTTTTTTTGAAAGGTGGTGTGGTTACTGTAAATAAAAGACCAATAGTTACTGGTAGTGGTGGTAAATTTATTATAGACGGACATCATCGTTGGTCACAATTATATTGTATAAATCCAGAAGCAAAAATAAAAGCACTTGATTTAACCGATATAAGAAATCCATTTGAAGCATTAAAAGCCACCCAAATAGGAATAGGTGCAGAATTAGGTGAAATACCAACAGCAGAAGGTGGTGGCGTAAATTTATTTACGGTTACGGAAGATGTATTAAAAAAATATATCACAGACCGTATTCAAGACCGTGTAGTTGATGTATTTAAGAAATATAATAAAGGTGGCACACCAGAAGAAATTGCCTCATATATTTGGGGTAATGTTCAAAGAATGCAAAAAGAAAACGAACCAGTTGCAAATGCACCAGAAAGACAACTAATGCCACAAACTGATGATGCACCAAACTGGAAAGACAAGGCAACCAATACTGAAAAACTTCCTGAATCGATTGGCATGAAGTTAAAAGATGTGTTGGCATATAAAAAAATAAAATAAAATTTGCTTATTAGACATTAAATTCGTATATTAGTACACATTAAACATTGAACTTTAATAGTTCATCTATTTTTTATTACACATTAGGAGTTACATCATGGCTATTAACCTAGATGCAATCAAGAGTCGTTTGAACTCTTTAAAAAACGCAAACAATCGCACATCTAACATTTGGAAACCCGAACCGGGTGAACACCAAATCCGAATTGTACCTTATGTACACAACAGAGACAATCCATTCTTGGAATTGTATTTTCATTACAATCTTGGCAAACGTTCAATTCTTTCTCCAGTTTCATTTGGAAGACCTGATCCTATTGTAGATTTTGCTGAAAAATTGAAGCAAACAGGCGATAAGAGTGATTGGGTTATGGGTAGAAAGTTAGAACCCAAAATGCGTGTATATGTTCCAGTTATCATTCGTGGTCAAGAAAATGAGGGAGTAAAGTTTTGGGGATTCGGTAAACAACTTTATCAAGAACTTCTCGGCTTCTTTGCTGATCCTGATTACGGAGATTTATCCGATGTCAAAACCGGCCGTGATATTGTTGTTACTGTAAAATCACCAGAAGAAACTGGCCGAGATTATACCGAAACAACTATCCGTATTAAACCAAAAGAAACAGTAGTTACTGAAGATCAATCTGTGGTTGAAAAAATAAAAGAACAATCAAAGATTACTGAACTTTATCCAGAACCAACTTATGATGAATTGAAAATACAATTACAAACTTGGTTAGGTAAATCAGAAGAACCTGCCGAAGACTTGAACTACAAAGAAGAAAAGGCAGATACAGTTAAGACCACTACATCTCCAGAAGATGCAGGTGTTACATTTGATGATTTATTTTAATAAGGGTGAGTTATGGCAAAATCAAAGAGTGATCTTTCCGATGAACTCGGTGGGCTCATTGCCGAAACTATAAACAAACAATTCAAAACACAAAATGTTAAGACCGCTTACTTTCTTGAAGGTGATAGTGATGCACCTACGATAGTAAAAGAATGGGTAGGAACTGGCTCAACTATGTTAGACTTGGCTATTTCCAATCGTAAGTATGGTGGTTTTCCCGTTGGTCGTGTATCTGAAATAACAGGTCTCGAACAATCTGGTAAATCATTGTTGGCAGCCCATGCCCTTCTCAACACACAAAAGAAAGGCGGTCTTGCAGTTTATATTGATACCGAGAATGCAATCGCAACCGAATATCTAACTGCAATTGGTTTGAACTTAAAAGATATGTTATACATTCCATTGGAAACAGTAGAAGATATTTTTGAAACTGTTGATGTTATCATTGACAAGGTTCGTTCATCCGATAAAGATAGGTTGGTAACGATAGTAGTTGATTCAATCGCCGGTGCATCCACTAAAACAGAAATGGCTGCGGACTTTGATAAGGATGGTTATGCTACGGCAAAGGCACTTATCATTTCAAAGGCAATGAGGAAAATTACAAACCTTATCGGTAGAGAGCGTATTTGTTTGATTATTACAAACCAACTTCGTCAGAAACTCAATGCTCCAGCATTCTCTGATCCTTGGACAACACCTGGTGGTAAAGGTATTCCTTTCCATGCTTCTGTTCGTCTTCGTCTTTCTTCAATCGGTGCTATCAAAGCAAAGAGAGAAGGTCGTGATGAAATCGTTGGTTCAAGAGTTAAGGCGAAATTGGTAAAGAACAGAGTAGGTCCACCGCTTCGTGAGTGTGAATATGAAGTTTATTTTGATAGTGGTATAGATGATTATTCTTCATGGCTAACTGTTATGAAGGAACACAATCTTGTTTCACAATCAGGTGCATGGTACTCATGGACAGACAAAAGAACTGGAGAGGTAATAAAATTTCAATCCAAAGAATTTGTTGAAAAGATAATGAGTAATCCTGAATTGTATGAGATAATATATGATGAAATTGCTGATAAAGTAATTATGAAATATAAGAAACTCGATGAAGCAAGAATTGATGATGTAACACTTTCTGATGAACCATTATTACAAGATGAAGTATGAAAAACAAATATCAAAGACTTTTACAAGAAATAGAAACAGAGAAAACCGAACAAGAGAACTATCATCGTGATAGTAAGGTTTTGATTGTAGATGGGATGAATCTTTTTATACGCACATTTTCCGCCATCCCAACATTAAACGAAGACGGTACTCATGTCGGTGGACTGTCTGGTTTTTTAAAGTCACTTGGAGCAACAATCCGCATGGTAAATCCCACGCGGGTTGTTGTTGTCTTTGATGGTAAAGGTGGTTCACATAGAAGAAAAAAAATATACTCAAACTATAAAGAAAGACGAGCAATAACATCAAAGTTAAATAGAGTTGCTGGTTTTGAAGATATTGATGATGAACAAGCAGCGATGAAACATCAAATGGTTAGAGTGTTTTCTTATTTACAAAATCTGCCGGTAACTATAATAATGATTGATAACATTGAAGCCGATGATGTTATCGCTTACCTATCATCATATTTCAAAGAAAAAGTTGTAATACTTTCCAATGACCGAGACTTTTTACAATTAGTTTCAGATAGGGTTAATGTTTATTTGCCAACTAAAAAGAAAATGTATAATCCAGAAAATCTTTTGGAAGAAACTGGTATATGGTGTGAGAATTATATCATATACAAATCACTCATGGGTGACAAGAGTGACAATGTTGCGGGTATTCACGGAGTTGGCGAAACAACTATAAAAAAACATTTTCCACAACTATCAAAAAAAGAAAAAATAAATTTGGAAAATTTCGTAGAATTTTGTAAATTGTATGATGGTAAATTAAAAGCACTTCAAACTCTAAAACACAGCACAAATCAATTACAAAAAAATTATGACATCATGCAATTACATGATGTTGATATTTCACAAAGTCACAAATCAACCATACGAAGATTGGTTGATGGTGAAATAGATGGAATGAATACAGTAGAGTTGAACAAATTATATTTACAAGATAAATTACATTCGATAATAGCAGATTGGGAAGAATGGCTAAAAAAGAATTTTACACAATTAAACATGATTAGGAATAAAAATGCAGGATAATTTATCACAATTTGGTCATACATTTCAAACAAAAGTAATAACTGCATTACTATCCGATAGATTATTTTTACAACAAGTTTCCGATATAATAGAACCTAATTATTTTGAATCGCAGGCAAATACTTGGATTGTTGAAAAGATAATATCATATTACAATATTTACAAAAGTGCACCAACACAAGAAGTTTTTAAGTCTGAAATTTTGGCAGTAGATGATAAAGTTTTAAAGTCTACTATCGTTGATTCTTTAACGGAAACAAAAAAATATAGAGATAGTTCCGATGCGGACTATGTGAAGAATGCAACTTTGGAGTTTTGTAAAAATCAAAAAATGAAAGTTGCAATCATAGAGTCTGTTGATTTGCTTAAGAGTGGTAAGTATGATCTTATTAAAAAGAAAATTGATACTGCATTAAAAGCCGGAACAGACAAGGATATTGGTCACGAATATATTGTTGATATTATTTCTCGTTATGAAGAAGGAGCAAGAACTTGTGTTCCTACGGGATGGAATGTTGTTGATGATATTACAAATGGTGGATTGGCTGCTGGTGAATTGGGTGTTATTATTGCTCCTGCCGGTGGTGGTAAGTCTTGGGGATTGGTTAGTATTGCAGCTGAAGCTATTAGGGCAGGTAAAAGAGTTATTTACTATACGCTTGAATTAAATCAGTTTTACGTTGCAAGGAGATTTGATGCTTACTTTACAAAAATTGCATTTCAAAATTTGAATGAAGAACACGCTCAAGAAAAAATCCGTTCAACTATGGAAACGCTAAAGGGTGATTTGATTGTAAAATATTATCCAACTAAAACTGCAAGTATAAATACTATAACATCACATATAGAAAAATGTATCAGTCAAGGCAAGGCACCAGATTTAGTTATTATTGATTATGCGGATTTGATTAGACCTGCAAAAGCTGGTGATAAAAGATTGGAATTGAATGATATTTACGAAGACTTGCGTGGTATTGGTGGAACTTATGGAATACCTATTTGGACTGCATCACAAGCGAATCGTTCATCATTGGAAGATGATGTTATTGAAGGAGGCAAAGTTTCAGAATCATATAATAAAATTATGATCGCAGATTTCATTATGTCTCTATCAAGAAAACTAAATGATAAAGTTGGTGGAACGGGCAGATGGCATATTATCAAAAATCGTTTCGGTCCAGATGGAATGACATTCCCAAGTAAAATAAATACAATGACTGGACACATTGAGATATATGAACCATCATCCGATATGGGTAAAAGTGTTTCAATCACAATGAAGGGCGATGTTAATGTTAAGAAAGCTCTTTCACAAAAGTTTAAAGAATTGGAAGGATTCTAATGGCATATTTGAATACACCTATACCAATTATAGATGCATATGTTCGTGGTAATTTTTTAAGAGACCAAAAAGATTTATTTGATAAAAAATTTCCGTGTCTTATTATAGGTATGTCATCTATTCCTGGACAAGCACCATTATTCCATTTCGTTATGGAAGATGGTGGTGTATGGTGGAGAATGCCTATTCATGCTTTTTGTTGGAAAGAAGATACACCACAACAAGAATTAGATGAATTAGTTTTGTGGGATTCATTTTCTTATCATGTATCCGCAACAGAATTTCCATACTTAAAAAATAAAGTTGTAAAATTTATTTCAAGACGAAGAAAAGAATACAAAGGTAGATATTTATTTACGTTAGATTGGGCTGCTAGCACGGATTCTGGAGATACAAATTATTTATTCTCCGAATATCCATCACAACATAAATGCGGACACGTAATAATGATGGATAACGGCAATTTTGCCATACAACCTAATAATCGTTTTTTGCTTCATGATCCAGCATTCACTACAAAACAAGAACTTGTAGTAGACAGAATGTATAACAATACTCTGTGGACAGCTGAACGGAATCACCGATGGGTTACGCCGGACACGGAAAACATGAATTATGACCATACTGATTTGGATGCCGGTGAATCCAACGAAGAACGGTCAAAGCACTATAACGAGAGGTTAAATGAAAATACGAATCAGTCATCAGAACGGTCAGTATGATATTACCAATCATTCTGATTTATGTGAACTGTTTTGTACGCCAGATGGCGAAACACCACAATATCTTTTTGAAAATGGTTGGTTGCCATATTCAAATGAAGAATGGTATCAATGTAGATCATCAAGAGTAAAGATTAAACCTATTTCAGCAAGAAGAAAATTTCAACTTGCAAAGATTAGAATTAGTAAATCTGGTGACTACAAAGAAATTTTTGAAAAGTCAAAGTATCTTTATGATCCAATCATAGAAGATTTTTTAGACACGGTTTTATCGTTTGATCACGAAATATATTATTTTAACAATAGTGTATTTGGTGTTCTTAATTGGTTTGGTGATATACCATATTTTTCACTTGTAGTTGGTGGAAAGTTGCGTAGAGAAGGTATAACTCCTATGACTTGTTATTTTTTCATAAATGAATTGTTAGGCCATACTTATCCATATCTTTATATTGGTGAATGGTATGAACAATTTTTTTACAAATCACATTATCCCAACTTTGAATGGTGGGATGGCCAATCTTGGAATGTGGGAAACTCTTAAAAAAATAATTTAGCAAAACCCAATTTTTTTCTTTCAAACGGTATAGTTATTGCTATACCGTTTTGTTTTATACACGCAAATCAACGTTTTCAATAAAAAAATCAATGGAGAAATAAATGGACATTAGTAATAGAATTTTGTCTGAAATTACAGTTTACATGAAGTATGCTCGTTTCATTCCCGAAAAAAATCGTAGGGAAACTTGGGAAGAATTGGTAACAAGAAATAAAGAAATGCACCAAAGAAAATACCCACAACTGAAAGATGAAATTGAAAATGTCTATAAAATGGTATATGATAAAAAAGTTTTACCATCAATGCGTTCTTTGCAGTTTGGTGGTAAACCAATTGAGATTTCTCCAAATAGAATTTACAACTGTGCTTATTTGCCAATAGATGACTGGCGTGCTTTCGGTGAAGTGATGTTTCTTCTTCTTGGTGGAACCGGTGTAGGATATTCAGTTCAAAAACATCATGTAGAAAGTTTGCCACCAATTCACAGACCTAAATCAAAAGAAAGAAGATTCCTTATCGGTGATTCAATCGAAGGTTGGGCAGATGCCATTAAAGCCCTAATGAAATCATATTTCACCGGTGGTTCATCTATTCGTTTTGATTATTCAGATATTCGTCACAAAGGTGCAAGACTTATCACAAGTGGTGGTAAGGCACCAGGTCCAGAGCCACTACGTATTTGTATTGAAAAAATTAGGGCAATACTTGACCTTAAAAATGACGGTGAACAATTATCATCTATTGAAGTTCACGATATTGTTTGTCATATTGCAGATGCAGTTCTTGCCGGTGGTATTCGCCGTGCTGCTCTTATTTCTCTTTTCTCTGCTGATGATGATGATATGATTTCATGTAAATTTGGAAATTGGTGGGAACTTAATCCACAAAGAGGCAGAGCTAATAACTCGGCAGTTCTTCTTCGTAGTAAGGTAACAGAAGAATTTTTCAAATCACTTTGGAAGAAAATAGAGTTATCAAATGCAGGTGAGCCAGGTATTTATCTTTCTAACGATAAAGATTGGGGAACAAATCCTTGTTGTGAGATTGCACTTCGACCATTCCAATTCTGTAACTTATGTGAGGTAAATGTTTCGGATGTTGAAAGTCAAGAGGATTTGGAAGCCAGAGTTCGTGCTGCCACTTTCATCGGAACATTACAAGCTGGTTATACAGATTTTCATTATCTTCGCCCGATATGGCAAAGAACAACTGAAAAGGATGCACTTCTCGGTGTTGGTATGACAGGTATAGGATCAGGTAAAGTTCAGAAGTTGGATTTGAAAGCTTCTGCTAAGGCATCAAGAGAAGAAAACGAAAGGATTGCAGAAATAATTGGTATAAATAAATCTGCAAGAACAACAACTATTAAACCTGCTGGTACATCATCATTGACATTGGGTTGTTCATCTGGCATTCATGCATGGCACAATGATTTCTATTTACGCCGTGTTCGTGTTGGTAAGAATGAGGCAATTTATACTTATCTTATGATAAATCATCCTGAATTGGTAGAAGATGAATACTTCCGCCCACATGATACTGCTGTCATTGGTGTTCCACAAAAGTCACCAGATGGTTCAATACTTCGTAGTGAAAGTCCTTTGCAGTTGTTGGAACGAGTAAAATGGTTCAATCAGAATTGGATTAAACCCGGTCACAGAACAGGTATGAATACTCACAACATATCTGCAACAGTTTCTATCCGTGAACATGAATGGGATGCAGTTGGTAATTGGATGTGGGAAAATAAAGAACACTTCAATGGTCTTTCAGTATTGCCTTATGACGGTGGAACATACATACAGGCACCTTTTGAAGATATTGATGAAGAGAAGTATAATAAGTTGATGGAAACATTACACGATGTTGATTTGAGTAATGTTATTGAAATGGAAGATAATACAGATTTGACTGGCGAATTGGCTTGTGCCGGTGGTGCTTGTGAAATAAAATAAAAATAACATATAGTTATTATTGAACAATTTTGGTAAACAATGATTAAATTAAAGAAATTATTGGCAGAGGGTGGGAATATGTTTCCCGATACAGTTGGTATCAAACAAAATGAGATACCGGCAACTGTCTCAAAAATTGAGACAGTTGTATTAAAAGAAATAGGTCTCATTGGTTTTGGAACAGACTGTTTCATACTCGGTAGTGCAGGAAAGAAACCAGAAGAACAACTATCAGGTGATTTGGATATTGGTGTATCTATGGATCAAATTGCATCTGCTAATAATTTAAAATTAAGTCAAGTATTAGATTGGTTAATAAAAAAATTAGAAGAAATGGGATATGAGGCAAAGCCCCTTCGTGGATTTTCACAAGTTTCAATACCATTCCCGATAGAAGGCAGAGTAACGGATGAATCCGTACAAGTTGATTTTATGTTATCAAATAATTTAAATTGGACTAAATTTGTTTATTCATCTCCAGATTATTCAAAGGGAGAATCTAAATATAAATCTGCATATAGAAATTTTTTATTGGCCGCTGTAATTTCTGGTTATGAATACGAAATATTGAAAAAATCAGAAAAGGGCGTTCCAATAGAAGTTCGTAAGTATTCATTACGTCACGATAGAGGAGTTTATCAATTAACAAAAAGTTTTGCAGGAAAGGAGGGTAGTATAATAAAAGCCGGCAAAACAATTCCAGGTGGTGAAAAGTTCTTAACACAAACACCAGAAGAAGTTGTTGATTTCTTTTTGGGAAAAGAATATACACCAGACGATATATCTTCGTTTGAAAAATTGTACGATATTGTTTTTAATAAACCAAGTAAGGTTTCGGAAGTAAAAGATTTAATCCGTAAGTTATTTATAGATAGTATAACGAAGGCAAAACTACCGATACCTGAAATAATTTAATTTATACACAGGAGGTTTTTATGGCTAAACAAGAAATTTATACACAATTGGCAAACTTGTTTAATGAGTTCACAGTTGCACATAATTCAACAAAAAAGAAAGACGCAGCAGTTGCTCGTAAGGCAGCAAGTGCAATTAAGAAATTGATTACACCATATAATCAAGCATCTGTTGCCGAAGCAAAAGCTGCTAAATCATCTAATTAACTTTTTTATTTTAATTATTTGGAGGTTATTATGGTAACGCTAAATTCTATTCTTCGTAGAGACAATTTGTGGGATGATGTTGTAAATCAGTTGTCAAATACACATTTTGATTTGCCTCGTTTTAATACACAAACGTTAGTTAAAGACGTGGATGGAGTTCGTAACATTTATGCGGAAGTTCCTGGATGTGCAAAAGAGGATATTAACATTACGGTAAAAAATAATATCCTTAATGTAACAGGTCACAGAAAGTTTGCAAACATCTTTGGTGAAAAAATAATCGAATTGAGATTTGAATTACCAAACGGTAAAATCAAATATAATTTGAAAGGAATTACTGCTAGTGTTGAGGATGGTATTCTTCATATTTCAGTTCCGTATGAAAAACCAACGGAACCAGAAGAAATAACAATCAAAGTAAAATAAGATTAGATGTTCAAATTAAGGGTGGTGGAAACATCACCCTTTTTTATTTCCAACATATTTATATGTACAATAGTATTTTTCACAACAAGGCAATCAAATGGGATGGCGTAATGTCAGAAAGAAAACTAAAAGATTACAAAAATGTGTTGGCAAAAGTATGTTTAATACTAGGGACTTTCTTCAATCCGCTTGGATTCGATGCGGCTTTTGCTTTAGTAACAAAACTTACAAAGAGTTACATCGTTACCGATATTATATTCTACTCGGTAGCGCTGTTCTTTTTTGGACTTTATTTTTTATTATCCCGTAAATAAACCGGAGGAAAAGATGAGCATTTCATCAAGAGTTAAGTTAATGAAAGATGCAGAGAAACTGCTTGGAATAATTAAAGAAGAAACAGAAGGCGTTGATACAAAAGTAGAAAACGCTGTTAAAAAAATGAAAGAAATGTGTACAGAAAAAGGTGATGTAGTTTCTGCTTTGATTGAACTATCCAAGTTAGTGGATCAAAAAGAGTATACTTCTATATTAAATTCAATAAAAGATATTCATAAACAATATGAAAAGTTTGAAGAAGATGCTTTAATTGTAGTTGATGCACAGTATTTAACAAAATATACAGAATCTATCAAAGTTGCCCTTCTTGTTTATGCAAAAAACAAATTCAATAATAAAGAATTGGCACTATTAACAAGTTGTTTTTAATTTAAGAATAAAATAAATAATGAGACTTACCTACGGAAATAAACTCGGTGGAGTACCACGCACAAATATACGTGTTCCGGAAGATGAAACAAGATATAGTCCAGTTTTGAACGAGGATGGAACTCGTAATAAATTACAAGATTGGCGTTTATATTTTAAGTCGTCTTCTGATGACGGAATTTTACCAGAGTATAATAATCTATTCGGAGAAAAAGGTGAGTTTGAAGATAATCAGATTGCATATGCAATAAGAGATATAAGACTTGTACCAATCTATGATGAATCAAATACTAGATTAACAACTATTATTGCTGGTAATGTTATACCTGGTAGATGGGATTTGGTTGCGGATATTTACTTATACTTAAAAAGAAAAGTTGTAATAAATTCTATTGGTCAAACGCCGATTGAAGAAGTTATGTCCGGTATATTAAAAAGTGATGTGTTACTTGCTTCTGGACAACTTGAATATAAAATAGAAGACTGTATAAACGCAACACAGGCACCATTAACATCTTCTCCGTTTCTCCCATTTACAAACAATATATCATCCGGAATAGTAAATACAAATCAAATAAGTTGGTATTACAAATTTTCAGTAGATGAAATTGAATCTTTATCCGGATTAGATTTTAAACAAAAATCAAATACAACTGATTCTGATGTTGATTTGGTTCAAAGATTGAAACAAGAAAGACCCCAACCACAAGATGTAAAATTAGAACAACCTATAATATTTGATATAGTACAACCGCCAGTTTTACCAGATAAACCTTTTTACAAGAAAATGGTTCCACTTGTAAAGAGAGGTGTTGTTCCAAAAGGTAGAGGCGTTGTTTCCGAAGCTGGAGAATTTTCGGTAAATAATAATGGGGAAATGATTACTTGGGATGGCTTTACACTGGATTCAAACGATATTAGAATAAATGAAAATGGTGGAACGGAAACACATGATAATCCTATAACACAAAATATAGTTTGGCAAACTATTTGGAAAACGTGGATGGGATATAAATTCGATAATATTAGTATAGATCCAACGAATCCAAGATTAGATGATGGTAAAGATTATTATGATGGAATAATGTTAGCATTAGAAGCCGATGGATTCCCGTTACAGTCTGATTTTGCCGATGGATATTATATTCCGAGAAAGTCGAAATGGTTGAGAGTAAGTACGAGACTTGACGATGATGGTTATGAAAATATTTGCAGAGGTAAAACAAAGTGTGTTGAGAAATTACCAAGCGATGATTGTTCAAAATTACCGTTTGTTGTTACTGATGCAAAGAGAAGAAACGATTTAGATAAATACACTCTAATATCAAAAGATACTTCAAAGTTTTATCCAATACCAGGAAAACCGTGTTATCAGGGATTACCAGCAACTTATGATGCCGTTATACATTATGAACACACATCAAGTAAAGAATGTTTTGATGGAAAAATAGGAGAAGATGGTAGAGTTTATGGATCAAGAACTATTAAGTATAAATATGAAATAGTTTCTTCTTCACAAGTTTTAGTAGAATGGGAAAACATAATAAGAAACACTATTGACAAGACTTGTGAATGCATAGAAGTTTCTATACAAAATCCTCCATACATAGATCCAAATGATTTAAAAGAGTGTGATGTTTTACATACGGACACAATTTTTACAGTTTGTCCAGATGACGGTAATTACTATTATGAAAATAGAATTGTACCACCAAATGCAATCCCAACAAGATTGGAAATAAGACACATAGATAGAACAAACTGTCACGATATGTCTAAACCCGCAGTATTTCATAAACTTGCATTTGAAAAAGATATGTTGAATGGATTGAATATAATAAAAACAGATGGATCTTTCAATAGTAACGCATCAATGAGTATTATGTATACAAGTTCTATGCAAGGTGATACTAAAAAATACTACACCGATATAGTAGATGAAGAAAATATTACACAGTTTTCATTATTATATGCTAACATTTCTGGCTCAGGTTCTTTAAAGGTTGGAGAAAGAGCAAAAGATACTACATCAAAAATAAACTATTCACAATATAAATTATTTACAAGAGATGATAATTCTTCATTTTCTTTTTATTCAAATGGTATATTGTCATCGGAATCAGATCATGTATACATTATGAAATTTGATAAAGATTCTATGAAAGATAGAATTGATGCTGGTAATTTACAAATAACTCTATGTGATCCATCAAATCCTACAACTTTAATAACACTCATAGATACGTCACAGGATCCAACAAATACCAAATACTTTGATGAATCACCATATTATTCTTTTGATTTGGTTAGTGGAAGTTTATTAACAGGACTACATTCAACGGGTATTGGAACTCCAGATACAAATTCTACGTACAAAACTTATGGAAAAATATATCCAAATATGGGCATAATAATATTTGATACCAATAAATTTGTTAGTGAATTAAATTTTGTTGTAGACACGGACAGTAATGTTGATGCTAAAAATGAATTGCAATTATTTGAATCAATAAAAATTGCAGCTCAAAATGGTTATCCGTTTTTTAGTAGAAATACTTTTAAAGATACCGTAACACATTATTTCATTAGAGTTCCCGCACATCATGCCAACTATTCAAATAATCCAACATTTGCACATTCTGCGGTTGGTAAAGGAAAGATAAAGAATAAAAAGTTTTTCATAGAGCCAACTACTTATGTAACAACCGTTGGATTATATGATGATAATGAAAATTTGGTTGCCATAGGGAAGTTAAGCAAACCATTAAAGAAAACAATGGAAAGAGAATTATTACTGGATGTTAGACTGTCTATTTAATAAATTGCTTGCTTGTTAAATATAAAATTAGTATATTAGGGTTACTTATTTAATAAACTTAATACCGTCATGTCCGATTTTTTCCAATACCCCATACAAGAAGTTACTGTAAATCTTCCAGATGTTGTTATCGAAAAACACGAAAACATTTGGGTAGTTCGTGATGATTTACTTCCGGGTGGAACAAAAAGACGCTTCCTTTATCGGTATCTTCAATCACAGTCTCATGTAACTGAATGGGTATATGCTTCACCAAGAGTTGGCTATGCTCAAGTTGCACTTGCATATGCTTGTAAAGATTTAGGATTGAAGGCAACCGTAGTTATTCCAAAGGGAAAACATTTACCACTAACCGTAGAGGCACTATCTATTGGTGCAAACATTATAGAAGTTCCTATGGGATTCCTAACCCATATTCAGCATGTTGCTAAAAAGTATGCAGTAGAAACACCCGGTGCACAATTACTACCGTTTGGTCTTGACCATCCTATTATCATTGATGAAGCTGCTAGAATTGCTAGCCAATTGTCAATCAAACCCAAAGAAGTTTGGTCTTGTATAAGTTCAGGTGTTTTGTCCAGGGGATTGCAGAAGGCGTGGCCAGATGCTAAAGTGTATGGGGTTAGGGTTGGCCATAATACAACAGACAGAGAGAGGGGTAGAGCAGAATTATTCATATCAAAATATAAATTTGAACAAAAATGTAAAACCGTAGAGAAACCACCGTTTCCTTCTTCGGATTACTATGATTCAAAAGTTTGGTCATTTATTAAAGAACACGCATCGGAAGATGCATTATTTTGGAATGTAGGAGGTTAAAATGGATTGGCATACATCGAATCCTAATGTTACGGTAGAATATAAAAAAGATTTGGATATAACCGTAAAATTTCGTAAATTAGTTTCAGAAGCAGTAACACCACAATATGCTCAAGACGGTGATGCTGGTATGGATTTGACGGCAACATCTTTTAGAATAACCGAAACTTTCATGGAATACGGAACAGGCATCGCAGTAGAAATTCCGTATGGTCATGTTGGATTACTTTTTCCAAGAAGTTCAATAACAAAGGCACCACAAGGAGTATCACTAAAAAATTCAGTTGGTGTCATTGACTCAAATTATCGTGGTGAAATTCTTGTTAGGTTTGAATTGCCTTATCCCGGTATAAAACCCTATGGTATTATTCCAGTTGTTGGTGACAAAGTTGCTCAACTATTAGTTATTCCATATCCAAAAGTTTACTTGGAAGAAGTGCAAGAATTATCAGATAGTAATAGAGGCGAAGGTGGTTTCGGTTCAACCGATAAGAAATAATTTTGATATTTATTGTAAACAGTTTACATAACAGAGAGAATAAAAATGGCAAAGTTAAAAGACTTATTACCAAAAAAATCTATGAACGAGAGTGGTCTTTCTCGTTTAGCAAAACATATGGATGAACATGATTGTGGAACAATAACTGCATTTCGATCAAAAGAAGGATGTGGTGGTGAAGATTCCGCAGAATATTCTTTGGATGATAATAAAAAAAGAAATAGACAGTTGTATGCAAACCTTGAAGTTCTTGGATACGGTGTAACAAGAGTTGATGGTGCTTATATTGAAAACTTTGGAACAAAAGATGCAAAAGAAGTAAAAGAAGATGTTTACTTTGTTGTTGATTTAAAAGATAAGGGAACATTAAAAACTGATTTAATGAGACTTGGTGAAAAATATATGCAAGATTCTATTTTATTTATACCAAAAGGTGGCAAAGGTTCAATGTTAATTGGTACAAATGAATGTCCTAATTCTTTTCCAGGTTATCACAAGACACAAACCTATAACGATAGAAACATGGGCAAGGGTGGGGAATTTATGACAAAGGTAAAAGGAAGACCATTTATATTTGAAGATACTATGTTAGAACAAACTGGTGTATACAACTACTATGATGTTGCAAATAACATGGGCAAATGGGCAATGAAAACAACTGTAAAAAGAGACTGGAAAGATATTCAACTTTAATTTTATGAGGTTATATTATGAGCCGTTCATATAGAAAAAATCCTATAATAGGCAATGCTGGAACTTCTGAAAAGTACGATAAAGTTCATGCTCACAGAAAGACAAGAAAACAAATTCGAGATCATATTACTTCTACTCACGGTGATTTGGAATTATTGGAAGAAATTATGATGCCAAAAGAAGAAGAAGTATCTGACACTTGGACTGCATCAAAAGACGGTAAAACGTATATTGATCCAATAATACGTGATGATGATACAGAATTTATGAAAGAAGTTAAAACAAAAATTATGAGGAAATAATTGTTATGAATTTTATGATGGTTGAACCAATAAATACAAAACTTTCCGCCTATCATTTTGATGGAACGAGAGAATCTGCATTGGAAGCAATTGATAAGTGGGATGGTATAACATCAAATGTTGATGGTGGGGTAGACTATAAAATAATTTTCAATGATGGTTCTGTTGTTATGCCAGGAGATTATATTCTTATGATTGATGGTAAACCAATTGTTTGTTCACAAAAAGAATTTGTGACAAAGTACAGAATAGTATATGATATGAGAGATAGAATAGGAAGTTTTTATTCAATAGATTAACAAATGGTGTTTTGTGGAAGAAGATTATTTCCAACAATTTTACGGAATGGATCCGTATTTATCAATAACTGCCGAACAAATAACATACATAAAAGAAAACTTTGATAAAGAATATGTCAAAGACCGTCTGGCTGAAATAGCAATGACATATCCACTACCTTATGCGGATATTACAATTGAAAGCGCTCAAAGTGAGTTTCTAAAATTGAAAGGTATTCGTTGGAATGAAATCCTAAAAGAAGGTGAGTGGTTTCCAAGAAAAGCATCCGAACCAAAATATGCTTTGACTTATGGTGGAAAACAGTTATATTTCAGTCGTCTTAATACTGGTAACGATGCATCAAACTATTTCCAACAAAAGAATCGTTGGGAAGTTGATGCATCCGTATCACCAGGTCCTGCTAGAACATGGCAAAACCATAAGTTTATGAAGTCACTTATGGGTTCTATGTATTCTCTTAAAATGGAAACACTTGGTAAATCAGAATTAAGAACAATGTTAGGATTGCGTAAATACATTTGTTCACAGTTCAAACCTAATGTTGCAAAGTGTATGTATGAAATGTTAGGTGCAAAAAATGTATTGGACTTTTCTATGGGATGGGGTGACAGACTTGCTGGATTTTACGCAGCATCTTGCACCGAACATTATGTTGGATTGGATCCAAGAGTAGAAAATCATCCGATATATGATGAACAAGTCCAGTTTTATGAAAAGAATTTAGGTTTCTTTGAGGGTAAGAAGAAAACAAATTTCTATCAATCACCAGCAGAAGATTTTGATTTCTCACAGTATCCAGAACATTTTGATTTGGTATTTACATCGCCACCATATTTCAATGTTGAGAAGTATTCTCAATCCGATACACAAAGTTGGGTTAGATATAAAGGAATTGATATGTGGAATAAAGATTTTCTACACAAGACGCTTGGAAATATTATACCTTCATTGAGAGTTGGTGGTATCATGGCAATAAACATTGCAGATGTTTACACAAATTCCGCATGGTCTACCGGTAGACAATGGTTAGAGATAACAAATCCAATGAATGATTTTTTGGTAGAGAATGGTATGGAATACATGGGTTGTATTGGAATGGAAATGTCAAAGAGACCTAACTCTGCTGGTGCAGGAACCGCTACAAGAGACGGACACTTTCTCGATGATAGTGTTCAGTTCGCTGAAGAAAATAAAGATAAAAAGTTTTGTGAACCAATATGGATGTTCAAAAAGGTATAATATGTATCAAAACATTTTCGTTAAAACAAATACAAAAGAAGCGTGGGTATGGGATGATACCAAAGGTTTAATGCACTTTGAGTACACACCCTATGCTTACAAGAAAGATCCTAATGGTAAATATATTTCTTTATACGGTGATAAACTTTCAAAAGTTACAAATTTCATAAAGAATGATCCAGACCTATTTGAATCTGATATTGCAGAAACAACTCGTATTCTTGTTGATATGTATGGTGATTCCGATATGCCCTCGAAAGGTATTGTAACAATGACATTCGATATTGAGGTTGAAATGATTACCGGTATTCCGGATCCAACACAAGGTAATAATGAAGTTACATCAATAGCATACCATGATTCCGCATCAAACCATTATACAATTCTCGTATTGGATAAGAAAAGAAAATTACAAAATAGAACCACTGATAACAAAACAGTTATCTCATGTTCAGATGAAAAAACATTATTATTAAAATTCATCGATGCTGTTCACGAAATTCAACCACACATTATGACTGGTTGGAATTGTGATGCATTCGATATTCCATATTTGTATAATCGTATCAAAAGAGTTTTGGGTAGAAAACATGCACAAAATCTTTCTGTTATTGGTGAATTGTTTTATTCACCATATCGTAATCGATATACAATTGGTGGAACATCGGTATTGGATTATATGACGGTGTATAAAAAGTT